TTATAGCTGGTGAAACTGTGCGGCGCGCAATGCCCGTGCTTTACAAAAGTGCCAGGAAGGACCCATTTTTTCTAGATGATAACTGTTGTCATTTGTTGCCATCATTTCGCCGTCCTCATCGCTTCTGCTATCGCCCGACTCAGCTCACCCGGCATCAATGCCGCTGCCATCGTGTTAGCCCTGTCCATGTAGCCGAGCGTTGGGTTGACTGGCAACGCGTCACCAAACCGAATCAATAACTTTGGCGCTGGCATCTTATGCCTAGAACGACGAGAACCATTTTGTGATCGCTTCAGCCGTTTTTTCCCTTTCTTTGTCTTCTTCGCCTTCCTGCGCTGCCATACGCCGTTTACGCCACCGACCTCGCCAACAAACACATCCGGTTTGGCTTTTAGTTGCGACATCTTGTTACGAGTCAGGTTGCCGTGTTTGTTCAGCTTAATATTTTTGGGATTGAGCAACGCCTGGCTATTCAACTTATGAACACCACCGAATTCAAATGGCTCTAAATAGCTGGCAGCGATATCGCGGACAAACACCCTGGCTTTTAAATTGTTTTTATTAGCCCCCACAGACCCTAGCGCATTGACTGTAAACGGGGTCGGGTTTTCCAGATTCCGCTGAAATGCTGTTTTTTGCGCCGCCTGAATTTTGCGTGCAACACTCGTCAATGCCTGAGCGGTAGCGAATGGGATTTGCTTCTTAACGCGTTGTAACTCAGCTGATAATTCCTTGAGTCCTGCCATACTCAACCCCGTACCAATAAAAAACCGCCCGTAGGCGGTGTGATATCTATATAAAACTCTGTCAATACCACCAGTGGGCGGCATTTGCAGAATGTTATTCTGTAGGATAAATCAGCGGCATCCAGTGAGTTATTTTGTTTGCCCCTGAATCTATAAACGCCTGCGTCCTTTGCCAGTAATCGCCCATGCACGCAAGCCTGAAAACATCACCGGAATCACTAAGCGCTATAACGTCTTTAGACCATGTGTCTTTTTGGCTTTCTGGAAGCAAATCATCAACACTAATCCACTGATATAGAGCATCACTCATGTCAACCTCGCCTAGTTGTCGTCACTTCTTACCGTTGGCCTCTGCCATTTGCTGATACACGGCGTCAGTGCCACGCGGTAGCGTTCTACTCACATTTCTGTAATGCGCCACCCGTTCGCGAAAGTATTCACGCAGATTCTCGGGTTGTTCGCGCTCCACTTGTTCAGCAATGACTGGCAGATTCATGCGCTCTTTGTACGCTACGCCAGAAGCTGCTAAATCGACGTTAATTTTGTCCCGCTCGTCACGCGGTAAATCGCCTAAATTTTGTGACATGTCCCCTCCCGGTGTTTCGGAGAGTATACAGGATTCTTTGCCACACTCCGCAGTGGCCGCGCTCATGCCCTTGAGTCTCTGTCGCATCATCGCCGCTAATAACCGGAGCGCGTCTGGCGTTCGCGCTGCTTTACCGGCACACCTTCTTCCTCATTAACCCTCACCAGCGCGTGTTGCAGTTCGGACCTGCATCTGGCTCTCTATGCGGAGACTCGGGGTCGCATCACGACTGCGACATATGTTTGCGGTCTATCCGGTTTAGTTCTTCATAGCGATTCTCCTGTTATTGCATCATATGATCGTTCACACGTCAGTCCTGCTCCGTAAGCTGCATCAGCCTCTGTCGCATACTCTCCCGCTGCTTTGTCAGATTCACTAAGCAGCTCGGCAAGCAGTATTGCGGCCTCGGCTTTTGCCGCGCCTGTTGCGGCAATTGCGGAAATTCGGCCGGTTTCACTTGCTGCCAGCTGCCGCTTGAGTTTTCCGATAGCTGACTGCAACCCGACAGCAGCAGACTGAGCGTTAGCAGCATCAGCCTGTGCTTGTTCAACTTCACGCTGCGCATTAGTCGATATCGCATTGATCGCTTCCTGTCTGCGTCGCTCTGCCTGACGCTCATCAGATTGACGTTTCGCCAACGCTTCAGCATCTGCTGTATTGCGCCGATCCCACTTTGATTGCCACACAGCATTGGCATCATTACGCCCTGCCGTATATCGCCAGTGAGAGAATCCCCACATTAAAAAAGCCACCAGCGTTATGAGCGCCAATGGCTTCCAGTGTGCTTTGAAAATAGCGCCAATGGCTGCGGTCATTCATCAAGCCCCCAGCACGATAATTCCGCTTCCTGATCGCGCCGCTCTATCTGCCCGTAACAATCATTTGAGCGTATCCGACAATCGCGGCCACCGTCCCAAATCCAGCGTTTGATCTCCCTGCATGCGCCGAGTCGGTCGCCAGCGTTTAATTTTCGGTAGAACGTTGAAGGGAAGCATTTGCCGGGGCCGATATTCCACGGGCAAAACGACGCAATCCCCACTTTCTGAGGTTCTGTTAGCGTCACATTAACGTTGCGGTCCACCCAATCGAGCGCCTTTTTCTGCTCCAGAGCATCAATCGTTGCGCACTGCGCTGCTGTCAGTCGCATCCCTTTAACTACTGGCTTGCCGTCTACCCGCGTCACGCCGCCGCAGATTGTCCAGATGCCGCCGCCATCGGGGTAGGCCACCAGCCGCACACCCTCTTTTTCTTGCTGAAACTGAGCCATCAGAACGGGAGCTGACGCGCCAGCAGCAATAAGCGCAAGCATTGCAGCGCTAAGTTTTGTTTTTAGTGATGCCATCAATTACCCCGCGCTGCGTCTTGAGTTCAGTTGATATTCTTTTCGGCGGTAGTGCCAGTTAACACCGCAGGTGACTACAGTGCATGCAATACCAACTATGATCGCCCAGTCGCTCAACGTTAACCCCGCGATTTTTTCAATCAGCCACGCACTATCGGTGGTAGCAGCGTATGCCTTTGCAGAGACACCACAGCCGGTTAATGTCGTGCCCGTTCCATATGAAAGCCTGCTGTATATCGTGCTCATTTTTGTCATAGCCTCACCTCCGATGTACGGGGCGCTGTGTTTACAGGTAATAAAAAACCCCGGCGAATGCCGAGGTTAAGAAATGAGAAAACCCGCTCAATGGCGGGCTTTTGGTTTTTTTTGTTGCCGCCAATTAAATTCATGGCAGCATATCAAATTAACGTTAAATTTAGCTTAATTTGTTCGGTTTTGCAATGATTGTGTGTCGATTTGTTTTAAACGTGATTCATTTCTCGTTTTAATAATTGTGTTAAGTGAATCGCTATCTAACTGAGAAACCAGCTCGGTTACACCATCCCAGTGATGCTTGTAATTCTCAGACCAGGTTGATCGGCTAACACCTGATAATTCAGCTAGCTCACTGTCGTTATATTTACGGTAAACGAGTACGCAACCACATTTTGCAGCATGCGACTGAACGGCGAGCCAGACGAGCGATTCAATGCGGCGACGGACCTTCTCCGTTGTTTTCTTCCCTGTCAGGGTTGGCTTGTATTCGTTCCAAACATGCAGGCATATCGCTTTCTGATATTCATAGTTCAAGTCGTTGCCGTAGCAGTAACGAACCCATGCCGTATGATGTGGCTCTAATTCATTAACAGCGCGACGCCATGACGCTGTTCCGTATGTGACGGGGTCTATCGGCGGGGCTGGTGTTTTCCTGCTGCGGGTTTCGGGACAGTTAATCGCATCTGTTTCAGCACAAACATTACGTCCATCTAACGCAACGATTCGCTTACGCTGGCGAGTGTACTTGGTCGTTCTGATAATCCCCGCTCCCTCAAATGCGCCGAGTTGGCCAGCGCCCATCTTTTGTATGTCTGATAGTGCGGTGCTGACACAGCCGCGCAAATATTCTAAATATTGCTGGTTCATCGTTATGCCCTCTTACGATCAATTACTATCGCGCCGATGCCCAGCGCATAATCAAGGAAGCGGAACAGCAGCTCTATTTGACTGCCGTGTACTGATTCAAATGCGTTCATGTCTCTGTGTAATGCGTCATGACAGATGCGGCATAACGGGATGACGAATAAATCATGCGCTTTCGTCCCCATGCCGCCTTGTCCGTGACCAATGATGTGATGCGGGTCGTCTGAACGTTCGCCACACGCGCGGCACGCCTGCGTTTTTACCCAGCGGGTGTATTTTTCGTGTTCCCAGCGTTTCAGTTTTGGGCGTAACATGAATCCCGCAGCTGGTTCAGAATCAATAGCCAGTTTCAGGATGGGTTGAATTTTCCCTACGCGGTTTTCGATAATTTCTTTCGCTGGGACCACATGCTCACAAATGAGGTCACGTTCATTCTGTGGCCCTGGCTGTTCTGTGATAATCGGCATGCGTAGTGCTGCGCGGATTGCATCACGCGGGAGTAAATCGGAAACATTGTGCAGAACAGACCACCAGCAAATCTCTGGCTCTGTCAGTTGATGACCTTCGGGAAATAAAAACCAATGGCGTGCTGAATAGACAACATAGTTAGCGATATTTTGTGCTACGTGGACTCGAACCATATCAGTATTTTCACGCAGTTCATTATCGTGATGCCAGCATAAGCGGATCGCACCTATGCCACTTTCAAGAATTGTTATCTCTTCGTGGTGATAGTCACCATGCCACTGACAACCAATTCCCCGTTTCAGCCATTCCACTAGCGCCTCTTTTCCACCAGCCGCAGCAAAAACACGCTCATGAGTCAAAAACTCCAGCCACTTATCGTTAATCAATGGCTGTTCTGTTTGCAGTACGCCAGACGGCTTGTCTTTCATGTCATGAGTAGCAGCACCCACAACAATGCGCTGACGGAACATGGAAAGCTTGTCACGACCTGGGCGCAGGATGACTTGCCCCAGTTCAGGGACGACAACAGGATTCAGCAGCATTCTGATCATTGAACACCACCGCGATAAAATGTTTGTTCATAGACATCACGACCTTCTGTCAGTAAGTCGTTGAAGTCGCCTGACTTGGGCCACCGTACAGATACACGCTGAATGTCGTTTTTCGCCATTAGATTTGCGTGGGCGCAGGCGAATGCCGCAGCGTGGCCTGTTGCGTTGTTGTCCATGTCCGCGAAAATGATCAGGTGCGTAACCCCTTTAGGAGCTAAAAACTTCTTCATGAACCCTGAGTTAATCACTGACCATGTGTTGCAGCCGGTGATTTGATGGCATGACAGCGCGTTTTCGATCCCTTCTGAGATACCGAGCGTTGTAGCAACCGGAAACATGCGGATTGCAACTGATCGGGCATGCTCAAGATAACTTTCAGATTGCAACTTCATCAGGCGTTTCTGCGATTGGCCTATGTCTGCTTTTTTATCGCCATCAAGTAGCGTGCGGTGCAGATAGCAGAGGTTGCCTTTATCGTCGGTAGCCAGTGAGTAGATAGCCTGGAATATTTCTCCCATCGCTCTTTGACTATCGCAGTAACGAACGGCCTCAGTTGGCAAGCTGGTTATGCCGCGATTAAACAGATATTGAGCCGCTGGCGTTCCCCGCAGATGTGCCAGCGTAGGAAATTTGCGGATAACTTTTTCACGGTGTGCTTGTGGGGCGCTTTTCGGCGCTGGGCTTTGTTGTTCGTCACGAACGTAAACATTACCGATGAGGCGATCAACTTCAGGTGCCAGCGTAGCGAAGTCTTTCCCCGTTGAATGAGTCAGTAGTGACCAGCCGTCGCCAGAGCCGCAGACGCATACCCATGTTCCAGCGCCTTCTTTATCATCAATGCGCAGCTTTCCTTTCTTGCCGCACATAGGGCATTCGCCCTTGAAATGGTTTTTCCCAGTAACAGGCGGTAAACCGTAATACTCAAAAATCTTAGGCCAGTGGCCAATAGCCGCTTGTGACGTTTTCATGCTGCTTTTCCTTCTGATTTGGCTTGGCCTTTTGCGTAGGCAATGCGTAATGATTTGATGTAGTTCATGACTTCCGGTGAAGTCTCTTGCGGGGTGCGGTGCAATCCCTTTGGCCAAACGCCGAATTTCTTGCGATAGGTGTGAGAGCACCAGCCGTCTGATACAGGTTTTCCCTGCGTGCTGCGGATGCGCTGATAGAACAGAATCTGTGACCACCACGCCTGTTTCATTTCAGCTGTGTGCTTTTCTTTGGTTTTGCTGACTTTGGCTAGGCCACGGCTGCGGTCGGTTTCCACGTCTTCACCTGCCAGCGGTTTGAACCCGCATTTAGGGCAGATGTAAATTCCAGCGGGTTTTATGTAGTGGCAGGACGGGCATTCTTTCGGCAAGCGCTCTGGCTGGTCTGTTTTTGATATGTTAACCGGAGCGTCTTCCATGCCGTCAGAGCTGGACAGCAGGCCGTCATACTCGATGTCGTCGGGATAGCCGAGTTTGTGTACCGTGCCTGAGTGATCGAATATCAGGCAAAAATCTTTGTCTGGAGCAGAACGGAGGCCGCGACCCAGGCACTGAATCCAGCGAATCTCTGATTTTGTAGGGCGGGCGTAGATGATGCAGCGCACGTCGCTGTCAAACCCAGCAACCAACACACCAACGTTAACGATAACTTTCGTGATGCCTTGCTCAAATCTGCGAATGGTTAGCTGTCGTTCGTCGTGCGGGGTTTTTGCCGTCATGATTTCAGCCGACACGCCCAGACGGTTAAATTCAATCGCCACGAAATTTGCATGAGCCACATCGACACAGAAACATACCGTTTGGCGGTTTTGACCGTTCTCCAGCCAGTTCTGAACAATGTCCGCAGTCAGTTTTGCGTCACTCATGACTTGAGATAACTGGGTCTCGTTGTAGTCAGAGCCGTAATCGCTATTACTGACGGTTTTAATCTTGCTCAGGTCTGGCGTGGATGGGGCGTAGAATTCGTATTTGCTCAGTGCACCGATCTCGATCAACTCCCTCATCGTCGTCGGTTTGATCAGTTTCTGATAGTAATTACCGAGGAATTTAGCGAAAGGTGTACCGGACAACCCGATCACTTTCGTCCCTGTGTTCTTTGTCAGATGATCGATAGTTTCCAGAATTTTTTTGCGCTTCAGATGTGCTTCATCGATAAACAGCAGGTCGATGTTGTCCGGCATTTCACGACGAATCAGCGTATCAGCGGACGCTATCTGAATCAGACGCGTCGGGTCATACGCCGGATGGTCACGCCACACGTAACCGATCTCTTCCGCTGGCAGGCCGTATTCAACAAATCGTGTGGCGGTCTGGTCTAACAGCACAGTGTACGGAGCTACAAACATTACGCGCATATTGCGTGAAATCAGGCCGTCAGTGATAAACGCGGCCAGTCCGGTTTTACCGCTTCCGACAGGGCTGTAAATCATGAAACTGGCTGTTTTCTTCCAGTTTGCACGCAGAGAATTCAATCCCCGCGACTGCGCTAAATTTGGCGTAATGTTCAGCATTTTCTGTTTTTCACTCCGCTACTGTATAAATAAACATGTTCGGCAATTTAAGGATCGATCCCTTTAGATCATCTCTCTTTGGTAGTGCCTTCCCTTCCCCCACACCCTTCTCCCCACTCCCCCCTTTCCCCCCTCGCCCCTCTTCCCTCTCCCCCGCATAAAAAAACACCGGCTGAAAAATTCATGCTGCAACCCTCGTGCTTGGTGCCAATGGCGGTGGGGATGTGAATCCCTGATTTGCTAGGTAAAACTTGTCGATGTACTCCCTGAGCCGCTCGTTTGCCACCTTGCGGCCTGCGTTTTGCTGTTTGAACGAGACTGGCTCTTCATCGAAATTTTCTTGATAAACTCTTGCGTACTCGTGCGCGATTTTTGCTCGCTGCACACCAGGAAGTTTTCGTAGCATTTCCTGAATCCACGGGCCGTCCTCGGGAACAAAATCCGTGGGCATAACAGGTTTCACATAGTTGAATGTGTCCATCTGTAACCTCTATAAATCAAAGGGTTGTGTGATTACGGCAGATGGCCACTGGTACTACTCTCGTTTGACGCGATGGCGACTAAACAGAGAGAGAATTGAACGAATTTCAGCCTCACGAGCAGCCAAGTGTTTGTTGTGCAGGATCATGATTTCCCGTGATTCGTCTTCATCAATCACGCCGTCTTCAATCGCCTTCTGAATCATCTGATCGACTTTCCCGCGCTTGGCTGCTGTACGCACAGAGCGGCTGTATAACTCGACATGATCGAGGTCTTCAAACGTGGGAACGTCCACCAGCAAAGCGCCGCGACGTTGCGCAAAATATTCGGCCAGCAGTGATGTGCCGGAAATATCCTCAATCGCTTCCAGTTCATGAATCTCAAAGAAACGACATCCGTTTTTCTCGTAAAGATTGTTATTGAACTGCACCAGCGTCATGCCTAGCGCACCAGCCATAGCAGATCGCCCGCCTGGATACGCTTTGCACATCGCCTTTATCGTTTCTTTGATGTCTACCATCACGCTTTTCCTTTGGTAGTTACTGTTACGCGGCTGACGAGTTAATCTTTCCACACGGAAACGGACGTAACTCTTCCGCTTCAACACTGCCGTCTGGCAGGTGGGTAACAAATATTTTTCGGCCAGTTCGGACGGCCTTACTGATTGCAGTCTGGTGAACACCGATTGCATCAGCAGCTTTCGCTTGACCGTTCTCCCTGACGAAATCAGCGAGAGTTTGTTTCTGCATTTTTTGGCTCCTGAACTCACTTACAAATTAATAATACCGAAAGTATTAAATAAATCAATACTTGCGGTATTTCATTTTTTAATAACTACGGTATTAGAATTCAAGGATGGAAAAGAAAAAGCCCCTGACCACGGAACAGCTAGAGGATGCCAAGCGTCTTAAGGCTTTGTACGAGTCGAAGAAAAAGTCATTAGGCGTGACTCAACAGCAAATAGCTGATGAGTTAGATATTACGCAGGGCGCTGTTGGGCATTATCTGAATGGACGGAACGCCCTTAATATTGCAGTAGCGTCAGTTTTTGCAAAGGTCTTGCAAGTTCCAATATCTGATTTTAGTCATACTCTGGCGCATGAGGCCTCATCATATGCGTCTACCGCTGGTTCAAACTTTACATATGCAGGGCCATATGAACCAGGTAAAGGCTATCCTGTAATCAGCTGGGTAAAAGCTGGTTCTTGGGATGATGCTGACGAACCACTAACGATCGATCAAATCGACGAGTGGTATGAATCAGATGCAAAGATTATGGGGCAAGCGTTTTGGTTACGCGTAGAGGGTTCGTCTATGACAGCCCCTGCCGGGCTTAGCATTCCAGATGGAACCCTTGTTCTTTTTGATACGGGAAGAGATGCAGTCAATGGCAGTTTAGTTGTTGCCAAACTGGATAATGACAATAAAGCGACTTTTAAACAATACCTTGAGGACTCAGGGATAAGGATGCTTAAAGCTCTTAACCCAGTATGGCCCCCTATACAAATAAACGGTAATTGCCGGATCATTGCGGTCGCTGTACAGACTATGATGCGTCTAGTTTAGACACCGCCCCGATGTGTAACTACTAATCTCGCTACGGCGGGATTTTTTTTGCCTTTTTTTCTCTCACACCTCAATTCATAAAAAAAATAAATTCACTTTAAAAACAAAAAGATAATATCTGCGGTATTTATTTTAATACTTTAGGTATTGCCAACAATTAATACCTGCGGTACTTTTAATCACAGAGAAAGTGACCGCTTAGACCCCCAGCACTGCAAAACTGGGGCGAGTGCGAGGGGTGCAGGGGTAGTGAGAGCTACGTCGTGACCAGAGCAAAGGATAAGTAAACAACTACAGGAGATGAGCCAATGCACAACTAACGCGGATAGACCGCAACCAATACCTGATTTATTTCAGGTGGCGCGACGACGGTGTTACAGGTCGGGTTCCCACGGCGACGTAGTGAGGGAAAGGGGGCGTAAAGCATCACTTAGTTACGGGTGGCGTCCGATTTAACGCGTAAGCAGCCTAAAAATGAGCGGATTTACCCTGCCTCTGCCAGTTCGGGGAGGTAGGCATAAAACCACTGAATGAGGGTAAGAGGATGAAAAATTACTTCTACGGGGTGTACTGGGTTGAACTGGACGGGGAAGCCGTGCTGTGTGAAGTAGACGGTGGTACATGCTATGAAGCGTATCGCAGCAAGGCGCGCGCTGAGAAGAGCGCGAAGCGGAGCACGGAAGCGTTTAGTGCTCACGGCGCGCAATACGTCGCTCGTCGCATACCCGCCGGCGTTCTGATCTGGGACGACGTTACCCACCGCAAAGTTATCACCGATGCAATTCCTGAGTGAGTTCACCCTGCGTCCACTGGCTCTACGGGCGCATGAATGAAATCTCTACCACCAGCAGTTGAGGTCATTATGAAGATCAATCAAGAGAAGCTTAATGAAGCCCGCGAAATTGCTAAACAAGCAGTCGCAATGCACTGCAAAGCAAGATGGTGGCTGGCGATGAATCATCTAAAGCGTGCGTATGGCCATATCGGTACAGCGCGTTAACCACCAGCAAATCCCACTCAATTCCTACAAAGAGATAACCAAATGAAAATTACTAAGGAACAGGTTGATAAACACGCCTGCGAAGACGGTCGCGCATGGTTCGCTGAAAACTTTCCACAGGGTGGCGAGTACTCACAAATCATCCAAACGCTGAATGCTCACAAACATTACGAGTGGGCTCGTTGGGGGGGCAAGTCAGGCATATGATTTGTTCCTGCTTGGCAAAACAACTGCTGAATTCATTAAGGCCGAGACATCACTTACTGATGCGATGGTTGAAGAGTTAAACAGCATGGAGTTGCCAGCATCCAACGACATATCCAGTGATAAGGGTGAAGAGGATGCGCAAATCGGGTCGTCTGGTGACTGGGCGCGAATCGGGTCGTCTGGTGACGGGGCGCGAATCGAAGCCACGGGTAAAGATTCCGTTATCGCATCATCTGGGTCTGTCGAGTACGTAATTCTCGGCGAAGGCGGCTGCGCAGTCGTTCCGTATAACGATGGCGAAAGGGTTCGTTTTGCGATCGCTTATGTTGGAGAGCACGGAATACAGGCTGGCGTTAAGTATCAAGTTAATGGTGAAGGCGCATTCACTGAGTTTAATGACGAGGATGAATAATGTCTTGGATTACAACATACACTGGGCGGCATTTTAATTACCACATGCCTCACCAAGATGATATCTGCATTGAAGATATCGCCCACGCACTCTCCCAAATCAACCGATTCTGCGGCCACACATACTTTCCGTACTCAGTTGCACAACATTCAGTCGGGGCAAGCTATTTAGTGCCGCCTGAATTTGCGTTTGAGGCGCTGATGCATGATGCCCATGAAGCGTATGTCACAGACATGATGTCGCCGTTAAAGCGATTGCTGCCTGATTACCAGCAAATTGAGGCGGATATAGAGGTGATGGTGCGTATCAAGTTCGGCTTGCCCTTCAAAATTAGCGCTGCGGTTAAACACGCTGATTTGGTCATGCTGGCAACTGAAAAAGAAGCCCTGCTGCACCTGGCGCTGGCGAATGGCCGATTCTAAACGGTATCGAGCCCGCTCAGAGAATCATTGTTCCAATGAGCGCAATAGACGCCAGACATGAGTTTATGGCGCGATTCAACGAGCTATCACCTCAGTAATTTTCGCCGTCACCAGGGCATAACCGGGCGCGGTTTCGCGTCGCCGGATTCGTAACCGGCAAACCATAGTGATTTCAATAAAGAGGTTTTCCATGAAACGTTGGACATACAAAGACGTCACTTCCGCTGCCGAAAAAAAATATTCGGGAATGGTTGGATAAGGCTGCGCGCGCGCGTTCCAAATCTGTAATTGACGTTTATTCAGATTGTGCATATGGAGCCTATTCGTTATGGGCTGATATGACCGCTGAAGAGCAGGAACCTGAGGATCGGGAGCGGCTCGGAAAATTAGTAGGCATTGTCGATTAACACAACAGCAAATGGCATTTATCAGTGTCATTTTCGTTGTGGTAATACCGCCGCAACACCCTTGTATATCTTGGCGGTCAACCGATCTTCTAACCAACTTACGGAGGTGACGATAGAGTTCTGCGGTTGACCGCCCTTTTTACAGAGAGGATTTATGTCTGAAAATGCTGAAAGCAAATGCACCAATTTCAGCCAGCAGATTGCTTATATCAACAAAGGCACTCTGGATGCTGAACTAACCGAAACGCTCGCAATGATTATTCAAGCGGTTCGTGAAACTCGCAAAAAAGGCTCGGTAACACTGACGCTGAATGTCGAAATGCTGAACACTCGTACAGACGATCAGATGAAAGTGACGCCGGACGTCAAATTCAACAAACCGAAGCTGGAACTGGCCGATACCATCATGTTTTCTACGGCGGATGGCGACCTGCTCCGCGATGACCCTGACCAAGTTCAGATGGATTTAAAGGTCATCGAAACAAAAAGTGGCGCTGCACCAATCCGGCTGCAATCTAACAGCTAATTTCCTCAATTAGCATTTCCCTCTTAAAAAAAGGAAAACCCCATGTCATCACAAGTTGTTGACGGCTCTGCCGTGTCTGAAATTCGCAATCTGGCTATTACGGCGCATACCCCTGGCACCTATATTCCGACTGCTGTAGTGCCGGATAATCACTCTGTTGAATCGCTGGAAGATTATCAGTTAACCCCTTCTTTGATTCGTCAGAACGTTAATCTGATCTCCATTTCATCACTCATCGCCTACGTTAAAAAATACGCAGACCCGCGCACGGCAATTTTTGCTGATAACACCAAAACAAAAGTCGTCGCTGTTCTGGATTATCACAAAGCGCCAGACTTGCCGGAGTGGGGAAAGCATAAAGCTGTCTACGCTTGTCCTTTCTCGAAAGAGTGGTCGGCGTGGACTCAGCTTGATGGTAAAGCACAAACTCAGATTAATTTCGGTGAATTTATCGAAAATCGTATCAGCGATATTGCCGCGGTAAGCGATACATATAAGGGACCGTCTGGTGTTTCACTGCTTGAAATGGTGCTGGAATTTCAGGAAACCCGACAGTCTGAATTCAAGTCTGTTAAACGCCTGCATGACGGTACAACGCAGTTTGCATATTCAGACGAAAAGTCAGGCGGCGGCAATACTCAACTGCCGGAAAAAATCAGTCTGGCGATCGCACCATTCCACAACGGCAACTCATATCAGGTTGATGCCCGGTTCCGCTACCGCATTAAAGACGGTCAGCTGATTCTCTGGTATGAGCTGATCGACCCTGAAAAGATCGTCGAACACGCATTCAGTGAAATCGTTACTGAACTGCAAAACGCGTTTGAAACCGTCCCAATCTACGAAGGCTCAATCTAACCCCTTCCCTTTCATTGCTTAATTGCAGCCTTATGCGCGGCCTCTGCTGCGCATAGTGAAGCATTTACCCGACAGGAAAATACCTATGGCAACATTAAACCAACGCTATGCCAGCAAAGAAACTGGTATCACGGTTAGAAAAACTCACTTAGTCCCAATCTCTGAGATTTACGCAGAAGACGGGTATAACGTCCGCGAGTTGGACCCAGCACACGTAGCTGAGTTCAAAGATGCGTTTATTGCTGGGGAATATATTCCGCCGCTGGCTGTAGAAGTTACTGAGCACGGCGTTAAAGTTATCGATGGCCATCACCGTTTTGCTGGCGCTAAAGCAGCAAATGAAGCTGGTCATGAGATTCTGAGACTTGAGTGTAAAGATTTTGTCGGAACAGAGGCCGATAAAATCGCGTTCATGGTGACCAGTTCGCAGGGGTTGGCACTGACTCCGCTGGAGCGCGCCGCGGCATACCACCGTTTATATAATCAGGGGTGGTCAAATTCTCAGATTGCAGCAAAAGTTAAACGTTCTGAATCCGACATAATCCAGCATCTGCAATTACACCAGGATTGTTCGCCGTATTTAAAAAGCCTCGTTCGCTCCGGTTCGCTAAATTATGCGCTGGCTATTGATATTAATCGCGAGCACGGTGTTTATGCCGATAAGGTTGCATCGGGCCTAATGGAGAAAGCAGCGGCGGCTGGCAAAAAGAAAATAACAAAATCTATCGCAAAACCGCAGTTTTCTGCCGCAAAAACCAAACGGCTGATCGAACTGATTTATAAGTCGGCTCCAATCGTTAGCGAAGGGAGCAGCCGGGATTATTTGCTCCTTCCTGTCGGCGTTAAAGATGAAGTTGTGCGCATTCTGGACGAGTTTAGAAAATACAGCGAGGGCGAGAATGCAACTGAACTTCAGCCAGAATAAAGCGCCCCTCTGGATTTCAGAAAAGGCGTGCGCCCTTTTAAAGCAGGTAAGCACTGGTCGAGTGATTCCCCGTAAAACATACGGTAAAAAATATCAGACGTTACGTGTTAATAAACGCTGGCGTCTGTTGTGTCGGGATGGCACGAGCTGGGAGCTACTCACTCACAATGATTACAACAACCTGATCGACAAATAACTAGCCTCGCCACCAGCGAGGCTTTTTTATTGGAGGTTTTATGCGTCACATCATAAGGGGAACGCTAACCCCGGCAGAGCGTGAAGCGGCTATCGAAGCCCTGAACAGCCACCAGCAGCGATACGGCAACTACGCCAAACAAAAAACCAGTTCAACATACCGCGTCAAAATAGACGATCGCATTATTCCCGTCGAAATCGTCAATAGAAGCGCATCTTACGTTGCAACCGTAATGAATGGTCATCGTTCTCTGCAAAAAATTTGCGGGGTTCCAGCATGACTACACAACGCCAAATAGAAATATTGCAGCACACGTTGGGTGTTAACGAATCGCGCCGAGAGCCCTACCGTAATTATTACGTTGCTGGGCCGCAGCATTATGCAAATAGCGATTTAGAAACTCTCATCAGCGCAGGGATGATGACCAAATCGCCAGCCCCTAAATTCTGCCGCGAGGGCGATGTCGTTTATTCATGTACTGAGATTGGTCGTGATACTGCTATATCAGCCCTTCCCCCTCCCCCAAAACCCACGCGTTATAGCGAATATTTGGATGCCGATTCATGCATGTCGTTTAGTGAATGGCTGCTGGGCTGGAAAGCGCCAGAAGTTGAATATCGCAGCGACGGCAAGTGCAGGATGTTTCGCAAATCGTATGACCCGGTTTATGGCTATGCTCGACGCGAAATAGAGGGCGAGTGGAGTGATACGAAAAAAGCAGCAAAGGCCAGCTACAAAGAAGCGCTTAAATCCAGTAAGGAGCGAGCATGTCTGAGTCAGTGATAGATATTGATGACGCCTTAGATTTTTACTTGTTTGAGGGTGACTTTGGTGAACAAGGCGATCGCGAGCTTTCAAACAAAATAGTTAAAGGCCGAAAACCATATTCCTGTTTCGTTTGTGCAGGTGAAATCCAAAAGGGCGAGATTCATCGTTCATCAACTTGGATTTTTTATAACAAGCCGCACTCTTACCGTTGTTGCAATACCTGCTGTGTAGCAATGGTTACCAGTGTTAACGGGGATTATGAAGAAGACGATCCTCTTGATACGCGGTATGCACTGGGTGAAGAACGTCGTAGAGGTGCAGCATGACAAAAGTTGTTACTTGCACAATAAAACAAGCTCGCCCCAGTGATGACGAAATTGAGGGATTCTGGAAACTCTACAGCGCCGCACAGCGAGTTGAAGACCGGTGGTGCCGCAACACTGTTCCTCCAATTGCCGACGAGCTATCCAACACTAACCTGTCTCGTCAGGAAAAAATGTTCCTGCTACGTGCCTGGAAGATTCTCGTTGATGGCAGCGGCGGGTTTGGTCGTCTGATGGGGGCGTTTGATACCTACGCACATAATTTACAAAACCCAGCCGCTGATTACATCGACCTCAAACCATCATTACAGCAGTTATGGGCAGATGGTGAGTTACTGCCGGTTGTTCTGGAAGCCTATGAAGAAGCTCGTACGGATGAGCCTCACCACAACGGCATGATGCAACTATCACAGGAATTAGCAGCAGCAAATCGGCGTATCGCTGAGTTGGAAGCGGAACTGCGCGAAGGTGGGGTATGAAAATTAACAAGCGCGAAGCTGAATACCTTCGCACCGCCATCATTCACGGTTGGGAGATATACACGACACCATGGCGGACGGCGGCGCTATGGGATGACGACCCAATTATGCCCGTAAAGATTGGGCGGGTTGTAGAGGGGCTGATTGTTAAGGGCCTATTTGAGAAAATCCCACACGGTTATGAATGCCATACCCTACGCCACACATCACTAGCGCTGACATTCAAATGCAATAACAGGCCGTGCCAAAAGGGTAAGATTTACAACGGTGATCACGTATCTCATGACTGCCCAACATGTGAAGGTCGTGGAATTATTTTAGATAACGGGCAGGACTAAATAACATGAATGCTTTGACGAATGAACGACTGGAGGAAATTGCGTCTGCTGCGGTTTCCTCTGAGCGAATTTTAATGGCTAACGAACTGCTATCACTCCGCGCACAATTGGAAGAGTTAGGGAAGCAAGAGCCGGTTGCGTATGGAATAAATATTGATGGACGCAATATCTATCGAGACGAGCGATCACTGCCGATTTACAGGGGGACAGGTCACGAAATTACTCCAGTATACGCCGAACCCGTTCCGCAAGCTGTAAGTCAGTCTAGTAACGCCCGTTGGTGCCCTTCCGTTGATCCAATATCTGGAAGCAAGTTGTTCATCTGGATGGAACACCCGACACTTGGTTGTGTTCCGACGTATGGCGGCCCGTACGATAGCTTCACGCTGACAGAGCGAGATGAAAACGGTGAGTTTTTCCGCCACCGCTATGACCATGACGAGGGTGCATGGGTAGACGATGAGGCTGTTTATCTGGATGAGCAGCAGGGCAAGCCTTACACGGTGCCGGATGAAATGGCAGTGACTGACGAAATGACCGTTACCGCCCAAATGTTTGCAAAAGGCCACAACGCTTGCCGCGCCGCGATACTACAGTCTGGGGGTAAATCATGAAAGACCATCAAATACGGGAGCTAGTCAATAAGTTGCACGACATTGCTGTTTTGTATTCGGGAACACAGCAACTGCGATCGCATATATCCAAAGCGGTGAAAGACGCGGGGTGCGGTATGGTCAACTCTCCGGTATCGCCGGAAGGTTACTGCATCATGCCTCTGAAATTGACGGCAGAGAATGGCGCTAAAGGTGCTCTGTCTGGCGAGTTCCATATCTCCCGTACTGTTACGTGTCACGAGTGCGGCGGTGAAGGTTGTGAGGATTGCAGTGTCAGAACTGGGTGACGTTAATTCACGAAAAACGACCGCAGGCCACTCTGCTATGCGCGCCGGTCAATCGATATTAACCACCAGCGGCAATTTGGCTATGATATTTCAAAAAATAGGAGGGTTTATGAAGGTTGGTGAACTGCGAGCGCTATTAGCAGAATACGATCAAGACGCCACTGTATTGATCGCAGGATTTGAGACACAAGCTAGCGTGCATGTAGCAGAAGTGGACATGGTTACTGAGTGTAAATCATTATCACAGCCAGAAGACGCGATGTTGGGAAACCGTGCGATTTCTGTATCTGGAGATTCATCAGTTTGGATTGGCTGGAGCAAAGATTATCGTACTGAAAATTTCCTGCATGCTGTCGCGGACCCGGAAAATTATTCATAGAAGACAATTAATCATCGTAAAACCGCCGCCTGGCGGTTTTTTTTTGCCCTTTGGAGAACTGATGAACAACTTAATGATTGACCTCGAAACGATGGGAAGTAACCCGCAGGCTCCAATTGTAGCAATCGGGGCCGTTTTTTTTGAACCTGCGACGGGTGAACTGGGGGAAGAGTTTTATAGTCACGTTAGTCTTGAGAGTGCGATGAATGGCGGCGGAATTCCAGACGCTAAAACAATAATTTGGTGGACAGAGCAAAGCGAAGAAGCAAGGGCGGCAATTAACAAGGGTTTTGCGTTGATTGTTGTACTGCATGAGCTGAAGAAATTTGTTGTGACAAACAGCGACCCCAAATATCTACGAGTTTGGGGGAACGGCGCAGGATTCGATAACGTCATCCTTCGTGAATCGTGCAAGCGGGAATGTTTCGGTGATATCTGGCAATGGTTCAATGACCGTGACGTCAGAACTATTGTCGAACTGGGGCGGGAAATTGGCTTTGATCCAAAAAAGGACGCGCCATTTACTGGGGAACGCCATCACGCCCTTGCTGATGCCATACATCAGGCGAAGTATGTTTCAGCTATCTGGCAGCGACTGCTGGCACTCCACCAGCATGAAGGAGATCGCGAATGAACACAATGTTTTTACTGATGGCAGAGTTTAACTCTGCAACTGTGCCGCTGGCAGATATTTCTGAGAAATATTTTGGTTTAAAGCCAGCTACAGCAGAAAAGAAAGCGCTGATTGGAGAGCTACCAATACCAACATTCAGGGGTGCTGATAGCCAAAAATCGCCGAGAATGGTACATATTCAGGATTTGGCTAACCATCTTGATAAGCAACGAGAAAAGGGAAAAGCACTGTTTCAATCACTTCAAGCGTCTAACCAGACACCTACACACCCCGCTTAA